AATGTTCCCGTGAACATCATCTGCATTAATGGTGTATGTCGGGTTGCCATACCAGGCACCAACACGCACATACCATTGGCCCATTTGGCGAAAAATCTTCCCTGCAAAACAGGATTCAAGTTGGTTTAATACATCAAGGGGTTTCGTGGTAAAGGTAAAACTGCCGTTTGTTGTATAACGTGGCTCAGTGGTGATATTGCCGTCTTTATCAGTAAACTCGGCCTCTTCATCACACACGTTAATGGCAGCAATCCACCACTCAAGCGGTAAGCGCTCAAAAGGAACTTCATGCGCGCCATAAAAACGTACATAGTGTAGGGCACATAACACCGCGTTTTGTGACCAAAGCCACGTGGTTTCATCATCAGGGTTTTGATTTGTGTCGCGAGGGTCCCACACCCGGGCACCGCGAATTAAAAACTCAGTATCGCTAATACCATCCGGAAAGACTTCACGGTTATTTTCAAACTCAACAAAGATATGCGCTTGGCCATACCCAATGTGTGCCGCTGTCCAACCTACCATTTTAGCAACTGCTTTACTGTTTGCAGTTGTATGGCGGCCATCACTTAATTCATAGTCCCAGCTTTCACTTGGGTACTCATTCAATGGCTTATCAGCAATGTAGATTTCTTCTAGGGCATCAATTGGGGCACCATTAATCAGCACCACCATTTGAACAAATTTCTTTTTATCGCGTTCAACTTCAGCTTGGTGTGCAATAACACCACCAACACGGTCACGGCCAAAAGTGATACGGCGCGGTTGGTCTATGCCTTTTTGTAAGCCCTTAGCAAGCGTGGCTAAGTCTTCTTCAGGCACATCAGGGGTAAGTGAGTCCCATAGCGCGCCCACCGTTTTATCAAAGAGACTGCGACCAATGCCGAATAAGTCGCCGCCTGTATCTACAACGGTATCGACAACTTTAGACATTACGCGGCTCCAATGGGTAAACCGCTTTCACATAGCTCATAGGTTTGGTGACTAGGCCATATTCACCCACACACACCACCGCATTAACGGTGACTATCCCGCCAACAAGTTCACCGTTAAATTCAACAAGCGCACAATCACCACGCCGTGCATACGCAATGGGAATTTCAGGGTTTAAACGGTCTTTAAAGACGCTTTGAACATCGTTTAAACCGCGTTTAAAGAGTTGTTTAAACGCACCATTCTCAGAGCGGTATTTACCCCGAAAATCTGCAGCAACGTCTTGGCCTGTCGCAAAGCGAACCCAATCAGCCACGAGTAGGCAGCAATCATTTTTGCCCCACTGAAACGGCATGCAATTACGTTGGTTTATAAAGGCGGCTAGTTTAACGGTGGCGTTCACGGCGTTTATTTCCTATGTAGTTACCAGGTTGTGTGTCAGGTAGGTTTTGTTTATTGGCAGACGCTTGCTCACTAAAAAAAGCATCATCAGGATAAAGAGCGCGTTGTGTGGCATCATTCCAGCGCTGGTGTAAGCGTGATTCTTTCCAGCGCTCACTTTCACCTGCCACACTTAATTGCACTTGTGATACTGCGCCGCGCTCTACATCGCACGCCACAATGTAGCCACTTTCAAGCAACTGGCTTTGGCTTACGCGGTAGTGTTCATCCACGGTAACAAGATAGATTTCACAGTTGTGGCCAATGGGGTCGTTTTCAGCGACTTCAGCCAGTACGGCTGTGTCTTGCGTGTGCAGGGTTAAGCGAATACGGGCGCTGTCGTTTTTATCGTTCGCTGGTATTTCACTCACGGTGCCCAGCATGCCTAAGCCATGCCAGGTTAAGTTTTTAAATCGGCGTTCACCCACACCCGTGTGCAGTAAAACATCACCACTTTTAAATGCCAGGCGAACAAAGTAACGGGCACGGCCACTAGTGGCTAAATCAGCAAGTAACCCAGCGTTTAACGACTCCATTAAAACGCCTCCCGTCCTTTAATCTTCCAGCTGGTGACAATGCCTTTTTTGTATTCAGCGCTATCGATGCCCTGGTTGTTATCCGCAAGGCGAAACAAACCACGCGGCTGTTTAAAGGTAATTAAGGTGTTATCAGCAGGGATTTTACGTAGGGGCGATTCAAACACGACAGTGGCACGGCCAAGTGAATCACTGACCAAATCACCGGTTAAAATCTTTAGTTCTGTATTTTGGCCAACGCCCACTTGCATACGTTCGCCAGCAACCAATAAGGTTTGGTTTAGCGGTAAACCATCAATAACCAGCGTATTACCGTCTTGGTTTTCACCACGCACATACCCAGTAAAGTCTTTATCTAGTTGCTCTCGACGATAATCAAATAGGGTAAAGGTACCCACTTGGCCACGCAGGCTTGCAATAAACGCATCAAGCGCCAACGCTTCACGCTCAGGCACATTGGCTAATTCAATTTCAAACTCCCAATAAGCACCCTCTAGGTCATATACCTCAGTGGCGTTATTGGCTTTGTTCAAATGAACTTGGCTATTCGGCACTAACTTAAAGTTAGAGCGTTTAGGCCGTTTGGGTAAGGGGAGTGGGACTGTCATCGTTACCAGGCTTAAAGTAAAACACTGGTAACGAGTATAAAATTTAGGAGATAAGCTTTCGGCTGGAAAGGGGTTTACATGCTTTTATGATTCTAATACATCATCAGGTATATCTTTATTTATTTTAATTAAGGCTTGTGCAAGTTCATATTTAAAGTTTAATAATAACTCATCTATGAATAGAGTCTTGATTTCTTTTTCAAGTTGGTTAATTTGTCGTAATAATGAATTAAAAGCCCTTATTTCTACAATAGTTTTTTCACTACTAATCAAAGCGTAAGCGATTATATATTTAACAAAGTAATCAGGCATTTCTTTCGATAACTTCAACATATCATAAAAATCTTTATCATCACCGATTTCATAGAAGAATTCTGAAAATACTGATTCTAAAGTAATTGATGAAACGTAGCAGTAACTACGAGTGAACAGAGCAGAAAATTTATTCTTATCGTATTCCTTAACAGCTTCTTGTATTGATGTACTAGAAGATTCGTTTACTCTAAAAACAGAAATAATATCGTTATCTATTGAGTTTACTGTTAGTTCTGACATTCTACGTGAGAACTCGAGATCAGCCAAAAGATCTTTGACCTTCTTGTTTGTAAATTTATCTGAGAGCTCTCTTACTCTTCTAGAAAATATTTCTAATTTATCTTTTACTTCTTGATTTTTTATTTGTTTTTCAAAATTTTCTCTTTGAATTTTTAGCTCAGTTCTCTGAAAGTCAAGAGCTTGTTTAGTATCTTTCCATGTTCGATACAAGAGCAATATTGAGGCGAAAAATAAAATTGGTGATAGAATATTGTTGAAATAAGTAGCTGTATCAACCCAATTTTTTATAGGTGTTCTAAGGTTAAATTGGAAGTGATCAAAAAACTCATAAATAAAAACACTGCTTGCAATGACTGCAAATATGACAGAGTGAAGGCCATGCTCACTTGGGAATTTTTTTATTTTCTTTTTAAATGACCTGTAGCTCTTAGAAAAACAAATTTTCAATTTTTTATAATTCACAAACCTTCCCTCGTATAAAAATTCCTTTTTACACGAATCTCAATCACTTAACAACTAAGCAGCTCCGCGTATAGAGCGAATAATTGCACCATTACTTTGAATGTTCGCTACAACAACACCCACCACTTCACGCGCAATGTCTTGGCCAATAAGCTGAGCACTTTGTTCATTTGCTGAGCCTTGTACGTTAATTTGGTTTGTAATGCTTAACGTAATACCACGACTAACTGAATCATTAGCTGCAGCAGTTCCTGCGTTATAGCGGCGTGCCATTTGGCTAATTTCAGTGTTTTGTTTAGGGCTTAATACACGCTCACCGCGTTGTAATACATAGGTTGATTCATTTGGTACGTAATCTAAACCACCGTGTGCAATACCTGCTGGTTGTTGTGCTTTAATTTGTCTGACTTGCTGCATACCTTGCATAATTGCAGCAGCTGCGGCGATACCACCCAGTACAGGGCCAACAATAGGAATGGATGCAAGTGATGTAAATGCACCCGTGGCACTTTGATAGGTATTTATAACAGCTTGCGCAATAGCAAAGGCTTTGTAAGCTTTAAATGCCTTTTTGCTTTGGCCAGCCATGCTTTTGAAAGTAGCAGCGCCTAAGCCAACAATGGCCTGTGCTTTGTCTGCTTCAGTTTGTTTTTCAAAATTAGCAAAGGCAACAATGTTACTTTGTAGGGCACCGGCATAGCGGTTCTTAATTTGAAATAAACGCTCTTGGTGGGCAGCCTCATCAGCTTCACGCTGAGAATAATAGCCGGCAGCTGCATTTAATTCAGTTTGACGTTCAAGATCACGAATTTGATTATCAGCGTTGTATTTCAGCTCGCCACTGTCATCGTTAGCAGCCAAACCTAAAGTAGCGCGGCGTTTTGCGTCAACGCGTGCTTGTTGCCTTGCTTGCTCCACACGTAGCTCATTATTATAGGCAGCTAGTTGCTCTCTATCTGCAAACCCTTTAATAATCGCTATACGATTATCTAGATCTTTGCGTAAGTCATTTTTTCGCTTTTCTTCCGCTTGGTTTTGAATACGAGTTTTTTCTGCTTCACGCTTTTCGACTAACGCTTGTACATCGTCAGAGTACTTTGTATCTAACTGTTTAAGAATGGCATCGTATTTTGCTTTATTAGCAACATCGTTTTCACGGGCAGTGATCACCATTTGGCGCTGTTTGTTGTAACTGATCTGTAGCCTTGCTTCCTCACCTGCTAAGCGCTCTTGTAACCGTTTAATATTCTCTGGTAATTCAGATGCTGATTCAGGTTGCTCAGACTTAGGTGTGGTCCACTTAATCTCGCTTAAGTTCTTTTCAAAGTTAGCAATCTCTGTGGCCGTGTCCATTAACTTAGCGCGTAACTCTGTTTGCTTATCAATGTACGACTCTAAACTTCTAATTTGTCGGCTATAAGCAGAGGCAGCACGCCCAGTAGGTGCTTGGTCTTGTTGCGCTTTTAAATCAGCAATTTTGCTATAGGCATCTTCAATATTTTTACTGTATTTACTGATTTCATTTTGATTGTTACGTATTTGTGTAGTGGCTTTTTTATTGGCAAGTGTGTCAAAAGCAGTAGATAAATCATAAAGGTTTGTTTCAAGCTTTTTAGCGGCTACGCTTGATGTGTCGCTTTGACTTGCAAAGTAGGCAAGGGCAAGGCCAGCGGTCATGATCACACCGACAGGGCCACCTAAAAATCCCATGGCAACATTTAACCCTCGTGATGCAATCGTTGCTCTAGTCGCCGCTACAGTATAGGCATTAGTCGCTGCAGTAAGGTTCGCTTCAGAGGCGGCGGCTCTATTGTTCGTTGCTGCTAAGCGTGTAATGGCCGCTGCACGTGTCCCTGCAGTTGATGCAGAAACTAACTGACGTTTTGCCGCTGCATTTTCATACAAGGCACGTTCGCGCTCAGCAATCGCATTAATTTTGGCTTGTTTAGCTAGAGCAGCATCAGCAAGTATTGCCTGGTTCTTTGCGGCTACATTTGCAATATATCCTTGCGCACTTGCAGCCAGGCTTGACACTAAACGCCCAGCTAGAACCGTTGCTAATGCGCCTGTAGCAAATACTAAGTCGTCTACAACCTCTTCGTTCTCGCGCAAATAAGCCATTGTGTCAGTTATACTGCCCACAACACTGGTAACAGCAAAGTTTACTGGCTCTTCATATTTACGAATTAAGCGCTGGTATTCATTACCCATTTCAGCAAAGCTTGCGTTTATCTTGCCTTCGGTCGCTTCAGCTGCACCCGCATAATCCTCTAACGCTTTGATCAAATAGTTTTTAAACATCTGGCTAGTTACTTGGCCATCGTTCACCATTTGTCTAAAACCGCCAGCGGCTTTACCTGCTGCTTTATCGAGTTTTTGTAATAAGCCAGGCATAGGCTCAGTGACTTGGTTTAACTCTTCAGCACGTAACACACCAGCCGTCATACCTTGTGTCATACCAAACAGGCTTTGCCCAAGCTGTACATTGCTTGCGCCTGTTTTTGCAGCCGCATTGGCCATGCCTTCAAGTATTGCTATACCTTGCTCTTGGGTAACTACACCCGCATCTTGAAGCGTTAATATTTTACTGTATGAATCGGCTAGGGTGGTGTAACCGGTGTTTAATCTGTCAGCTGTTTCAAATAAATACGCTTGGACTCTTTCATATTCACGGGTTGAACTTGTTAACCCTTTTAATCGCGTATCAAGCATTTGTGCAGCACCGGTATCACGAACAAACATGGTTGCAGTACCAATACTCACAAGAGTGGTAAGCGTGGCACCTAATTGGCCATACGCAGTATTCATTAAACCAAGCTGGCGATTCATAGCACCTTGTTGGCGCATCACAGTAGCCTGGCTTACGCCTAATTGTTGATTGGCCGCAACTTGGCGTTGAATTGCAGCAGGCACACGATTTAAGTCAGTAACCGTTTTTCGTGTTAATACCTGTTGTTGTCTAGCTGTTTTAGCATACGATAACGCAGCTTTATTTTGAGCTGTAACTTGTCTCTGAATTGACTCAGGAACACGATTTAATTCGGTTACGCTCTGTCTTACACTTGCATTATTCTTTGCCGAAGTTGTTTTTTGAGATACTACTGATTTTTCATTTGCAACTGCTTGTTTATCTATTGCTTTAGGAAGAACATTTAACTCATTAGTGTAATTACGAACAGCGTTACTCTGTTGCTTCATTGCTGCAGCTTGGCTTACACCAACGCGTTGATATGCAGGTATTTGTTCATGTATTGCTATGGGGACTCTGTTTAAAGCAGAAGTTGTTTTACTGAAACTATCAACTTGCTTTGCAGACTCGTCTTTAGCAACCTTTGATTGCTCTTTTGCCGTTTCTTTAATGCGATTGATATCGTTAACGTTCTGACGCGCACCAGCAGTAACAGCTTTACCGTCATAACTTAAGCGTAACGCCAAATTCAAGTTGTTGCTCATCAGGTCGCCTTATCAATCCAATTATGGTGCGCTCAAGGGTTTGTACTTTGTCAAAGTCGGGTTGGGTAAGTGTTATGTTTGCATAGCGCCATGCAATATCAGCCCTGGCATAATCAAGGGCAAACTCAACCCCGTTATTATCCAATTGCCATTGACTCGATGCAGTGGTTATAGCGATTACAGCAACGTGATTAGCCGGCAATACAAATAATGTGTCGTCTTTGTCGTTTTTAGGCGCAGCTTTAACAGGTGCACCAAAGTGGGCTTCGTCGTCATCTAATGTTTGGCTTTGTGCTGCTAGGTCGCCCACAAACCACCTAGCAACATCGTTTAGTTTTTTTCCTGTACACGGTATTGCGCGTTAATGCACTCAACACTTAACCGTGCAGTTATGCCTGGATACGCTAGCATTTCTTCAAGTGTGTCAGTTGCAAAGGGTACTTGCTTACCTTCATCAACAAACTCATCCCAGCCAATAAGTAAGTCACGAACAATTTCCTTATCATTCGCGCCTTGTTTGCTAGTAAGTTCTTCAAGCGTTTGTTCATCAACAATTTTAATTTTCGCTGTGAATTTGAACTGCACCCCCGCAAAGGTAAAATTTAACGGCGCTTCAGCTGATGTGTTTTTCAATTCTTCTAAAAGTTTTAATTTCATTTTTAAGTTCACTTATATGCATTAGTCAGTCGTTTAGCCTCATCCTTTGCTGCTTTACGACTACTAAATTTAAGAATGCCACTGCTATCTTTGCAGTAACTTGGCGCTTTTCCCTTTGGCTTTGCAATGACCGTGTAAAATTCAACACTTCCTGTGTCGATATTTGTGACGTTGACGGCTTGAAAACGCATGGTATTACTCAAACACGATGGTTAATTCATCGTAACCCGCGCCACTCGGTACCAGCTTCCCATCAAACTCATAGCCTGTTAATTCAGAGTCAAGGCTTGTGTATTTAGGGTGGGGCATTTGATAACGGCCAATAATGGTGACTTTTTTACCCACAGCTGTACCGTGCGTAAATTCGAACATCTGCACTTTGCCAACATCATCGAAGGGGTTGAAGCTTGCCAGTTCTTCAGCTGTAAGCGTAAAGTTGGCACTGCTTTCATGCCCGGTGATCATAATTTCTTCGTGATTAATGGCACGGTCAAATACCACGTTATTACCCAAGTCAACGGTAAGCTTATGTAGAGTTCGCTTCACATCATTTAACTTAAAGTTAGAGCTATTGCTTACACCAAGTACTTCAGGACGAACCCAGCGGTCCCAATCCACTGCAGGTGCAGCAGCACTTGCAATAGGCGCACTAAATAAGCCTTTAAATTGCCAGTTGAGCATTGGCTTACCTTTTTCAAGCTGTAAGCTCACATTGCCTTTCATTTCACTGATTGAGTGCGTGTTCTTACCAAACCGAACTAAACACTTAACAGCAACAGCAGCACCTTTGGTGAATGTAACGCTGGTAGCATCAGCCACTTGCACCATGCCACAGGCAAGTAATAGGGGCGCAAAGGCAGGCTCATTACCTGCAGTGCCGCTCATAGCAAGAGGCGTTTTAAAGTTAAGGCTAATGTGCTCACCGTAAAACGTTTCAAGACTTGCACCGCTGTAGCTTGTTTCTAGCTCGTCTTTTTCGCTTTCGTTCTCGATGGCAAGTTCAACTTCACTTGCATAAATTGCATGCATGCCTGTGAGTGTGGTGCCCAGGGCATCTGCTAAAATTAATTTATCTTTAAAGCGCCAGCTCATGATTTACTCTCCACTTTAATTAACTCGCCATCTTTCAAGTTAAATGCGCCAGCAAGCTCTGTACGAGATGCCTTGTTACTCGAAAGTACCTTGTTTACATTGGTCGCAATGGCCATAGCACTAGACACTTTAGGCTCTGTAATAACAACGCCTCTTTCTAGTGCTGGTTTTGTCGATTGCGATTCGGTTTGTTTGCTCATGGCATCACCTTCACAGTTACGGTATGAATACCAGTTACACTGAACTGGCACTGATAAATTAAGTTGTTTGTTTCTTTGTTAAGCTCAACAGTGCGGCCTTTATCTAGCTTAATCGGGTCCCATCCTTCAAACTGGCAACCGGCTAAGGCTTCTTTCACTTGGCCTCTTAACTCTTTAATTTCGGCATTACTGGTTGCGTTGCCCGTTAGGCAAGGAATAACAATCATCACTGCAAATGTTTCATGTACCTGGTATTCATCAAGCCCTGGTACTTGGTTTGTGTTCTGGTTATCTTCAGCAAGGGGCAAAACAAATAGGTGCGAACTATGTACCGCACGTTTTCTCACTTCGTTAAAGTCACTCGAAAAGCCAAGCGTTGCTCTAATTGCAGATTGTTTAAGGACGGTTTCGACCTTGTTTAAATCAAAGTTAAATGACATTTAAACCCTCTTTAAACTCACTTTAAATTAACCAGTCTTCAACGATGTCGTTAATTTCTGCTTCTTGTATTGCTGCTATGCCAAGTATTGGCCGAGCTGTCAGCTTCACGTTTTTATTGCGTCCTGTTTCACCACCAAAGTGGTGTATGGCGGCATACTTTTCACCAAGGCCATGCACTAACGTGTTGTAGCTTACGTTGTGTGTTACAGAGCCAGCTAAGCTGCGTGTGTCGGTTAGTGTTAAACCGCCACGGTCTTTTGCAGCCTGTGACTGTTCCCACTTACGCCCTTCAGGTGTCATTTCACGTAAAAAGCGGGTGGTGACGTCCATGTCTAAAAATGCGCCGATATCGTCCAATACATCGGTAGCTCTTTCACTGGTAGTTGCAATTTGGCTCAGGCGGGGCAGTGCATTACCCGATATATCGATAAATACCCCAGCCATCGTTAGTACCTGTCCCAGTCAAATTGAGAGCCTGCAGCTTTTGTTCGCATCCCAGTTCTTGAGCCTGCAGGCGCATCTTCCTTAATTTGGATCACACCTTTACTAACCTTGTCTAATAGGGCCATGGCCTTTTTATTCAGTTCTTTAAGGTGTTCGTCGGCGATATTGGTTGCCAATTCGCAGTGCATTAAGTCAATCGCAATGCCTGGCAACACCGACGTGTTAATGTCATCTTGTGTTAACTTAAAACGTGCCACAAAGCCCGTAATCGTTGCGTTAACGTCTTTTTCTGCTTCGCTGTACCATGCAGCAATCTGCTGTTGCAACTCTGTTTCAGGTTCACCCAGTAACGCCGTTTCTACATCATCACGGGTAGGGTATGCACCTGGCTCTGCAAATTTTGCAGATACAAATTGCAACAGCACATTAATGCCAATTTTGTCGATTACTGTTTGAGTTGTCGTAAACATTCATGCCTCAGTTAGTAAAAAAAGCCCCCGAGCTAGTCGGAACTGGGGGCTTTATCACGGAACAACGCGTTAAAGTTAAACTGCAGGTGTTAGTACATTTGTCAGTAAGATGCCGCAGTCTTTTGCAATAATTTGCTCTTGAACTGCTTCACCAACCATGATTTCAACGCCACCATTTAACCCTGCAGATACATCACGATTGCCTGACGTTCGTGCACCATAACGAGCAGTCAATGCGAATGTCATACGATTATTTTGGAACGACGCAAGCGGGTCGTGATAGGTAAACGACAAGCTGTCTTTCCATGCACTTTGAAGGTTTACTGCTTGACCTTTTTTAGCTGTATTCAAGCGTGCTTGGCCAACTGTCACATGCTCAAGTTCGAGTGTTTCTTTAATGTAACTCCATGGCACTAAGCCCTGGTCGCCACTCGTACCATTAAATGCTTTAAGCAATTTAGGGTGTGTACGTAACTTAGTAGCAACCTTTTGTGACAAGGTCATCGCGTTAGGTCGCATTAACGGCTCATCAAGCATTTCAAGGAAGAATGGCAAGATATCCAGTTCAGGGTCATCTAAAAACTTAAATTCAGCACCAGCAAGAGAGTGGTTATAACCAAAGTTAGCCGCTTTGTTATACAGCTCAGCAACACGAACTTCACGCTGAAGAAGCACAAGATCTGTTAAGCTCTCAGCCGCGTGGGTGCGCGGATTATAGTTAGCTGGTGCATTGGTAACATCATCATTTGGAATAATGTCAGACAGACCATAGTCAGTAACTGAGCCTGTTTTTTGTTCAACACCAAATTCAACTTGGTTCGGACTCGATTTACGGCCAATTTTAGAATCGGTCAGCGTAAATTTTTCACCTTTTTTAAATTCAGTCCATTTGTATGTACGTAAATTAACGGGTGAATATGGCGCTAATAAATCAGCTACGAGCGCTCGATTTCGATAAGCAATGGCAATAGCCGTTTGCTCAGTATCGGGTGTAAATGGCATACCATTACTCATGGCAAAATCCTTAAATAGTTAGTTTTAATTGCCCAAGCGCTTAAGCGCTTGGAATATTTGCTACAAGATGCGGGTTCAGAAACACATCACCAATCGTGCCTGCTGCCCCGTCTTCCATGACCCAGCCAGCAACATATAGCTCGGCTTCACCGACAAAGTTTGCTACGTCAAATGCAATGGCTTTGCCTTCTGCGTCTGCAATCACAGGAGTACCGGCTACAAGCTCTTCACCAAATTCAACCGGTGCGCTTTGCGTCATTACAACATCAACACGTAGGTGGTCATCGGTTCCTTGCTCTGTTACACCTGCAAACATGGCATCAGCACCGGTTGCTAACGCAACTTGAAAGTCAGCTGCTGCAGATACAATGCAGAGGCGATTAGGGGGAATTTCACCCTCTGAACTAAAGTTTCTAATAAATCCTGGTTGCGCCATGATTTTATGCCTTCTTAATGTGGTCTAACGCAGACGAGATACTAATCGTAATGCCTTTGTCAGATTGTGACTTTTGATACTCAAGCGCTTTAGCAGCAAGCACTTCAGCTGTGTCGTTGCCGTCTTCGTCGTTTGTATCATCTTTACTAAACTCGCTGGTTAAGCCAGTTTGCTCTGGTAAGCCTTTTAAAAAGCCTTTAAACCATTCTGCGGGTTTAAGTGTTTGGCTCTCGCCATCCGCTGCAGCGAACTCAAAGGTTGTGTCGCCATCGTCTAGGCTTGCCATAAATTCAGCAACGCCATCTGTGTTAGTTAAGCGTGGTGCATCACCACTGTTAACTTCATCAGTGATAAACGTT